ACGCGTTCTGGTACCTCTTCCAAAACTTCCATAAAAATATAATAGTCTTTTGGTTCTTCAATTACTTCATAAACATCGGGGAGATATTTGGCATATTTTTCTTCCATAGAATCTTTGTTTTCCATTGCAAAACGATAGTTGCTGGCTTCTCGCTCGGATGTCCTTGGACCCCCATAAAGACGTTTTGTCACAACCTTTAAAGCTCGCCGTTCGCCGGTCTTTTTGTTCTCGACCAAAAACACATCTCCCATTTGACCAGAACCAAGTTTGCCATCGAGATAATATCCTAAACGCTCAACAGTTTCTTTAATGCGTTTAGTTTTTTTATTCACAATTTCGCGAGGACTTCCGGCCATGGCGGCGGTGTCGTCCTCATCGCCTTCTGCCAAAAATCTTCGCCAACTGTTAGTCAGAGAGTTCATTTTGGAGTTCCAAACATAATTTTTAATTCGTCAGGATGACCTTCTATGGTGCGGGTGTACCAGCCATTATAGTCAGGATGTTTGCCTTCCGGATGGGCACCCAGCCAGTGAATTTCTTTACCAGGACCTAATGCCTTTTGGACCAATTCTGGATCTTCTACATACGGTACTCCTGCACCAATCATAATATCTGCAATGCGTTTTGACATTTCTGCGTAATATCCTGGGCTTTTTAATAGTTCGAGTGTTTTTTCAATATAGGCTCTCTTACTTTGAGATTTCCCATCGTGTCCTGCTCCGGTCATCTTAATACCCGCTGGTTTGTGGCGGCCGATGCGCAAAGCATCAGGCTCTGGATCTTCATCCCAATCCAACGCCAGCCAATCATCATGATCTGCCGGCAAATCGCCAGAATTTTGAAAATCGAAGTGTCCTCCTATCTCTTCATATGCATTATCAATAAGATCGAACAATTCATCAGATAAATCTACATTAATTGGGTCTTGTGAACTTTTAATATCATCGGGCGATACATCTGCCCATTGCCCTTTGGGGTGATCAAAGTCTTCCCATTTTTTCTCGGTAAGGAACTGACGCCAATTTTCAAATAAGAGTTTCATAGCCTTCGAATATCAACATTCATTTCGATACATCGGAGATGGCGCGCCCGTCGTGGCAGTCATTTCGATATATGCGCTGCTCTCGGTCCCATTCATCTTCTCCCGGAAGCAATTCGGAAGTGCAAGGATCTGCGGCGGCATGCACAGCCTTACGCTCGCCCGATTTGGCATCTTCCGCCGCGATGAGTCTTTTGGCTTCATCAACCAGGGGGTGGTTTTCGATTCCCGCGTTCTTTGCTTGTTCTATAATATCCTTCCATTCGCCGTAGCCATTCTCCCTAACGAGTTCTATCGGGTACCCTTCCCACGTAGGAATGTCTTCGAAGGCTTCATTCAAGACTCTTTCAAGCTCTTCCTTAATAATCTGCTTTAATTTTTGTTTTGAAAGTTTCATTTTAAGAATTCTCTCCACTCTTTAGTCGAATAGTTTTCGGCGATGCTCTGTTGTTGCGTCGACGCCACCCCTGCATTCACCATTTGAGCCATCGTTTTCTCAAATATTGCATGTAGTGTTTCCTCGTCGTCCATATCTCCAGTAACTAGTTCTCTAAATAGCTTTACGCGCTCGTCAGGGTCGTCTGCTGTGATTTGAAAAGTAATTCCATACCGTAAGTCGCCACCTGATTCGGTGGCGCTTGTATTCCCAATATCGAGGTAATATTCAGTATGTACCTGCTCTCGCGCTGGGGCTAACAGCGCGGAGCGCAGCGCAAGCTTGAATTCGCGAGAATCTAAGATCTGGGAGAGCCCCTGTGGGTCTATTTTTAGTTTTTCGGGGTTATAATCATGGGTGATGGTCGCTTCTGCTTCATAAGAGTCGTCATAATTCCCGTCGGAGTCGAGGTCCCACTCATATGAGTCGATTTCACCATTTTCAATGTCGACTGCTAGCGCGACGAACTCGCCGCCCTCCATATATCCTTCTCTCTTGAAGTTATTAGTGAGGACGCTCTTAATTATCTCTCTTTGATCGTCAATTTTGTCGACCCCCTGGCAGAATTCTTGATAATTGTCGGGATCGTAGGCATAGCCGCCGGCGCCGGTGTCTGGAATCATCTCTGACTCAATTCGACCTATCCATACGATATTATCTTTGTCTCGGCGTTTGATATGAGAAGTATCAGTGTTGAAATATCCGTAGCCGTACTCGTTAAGTTCTTGCGCAGCATATTCAGCCGCCGCGTGGGTGTTATTTCCACTCGGGAGCTTCTTCCAGTCGTCAACTTCCCACGTTATTTCGATTGCTGCATTCACAGTTATATAAACACCTCCTCCTCCATCGTCTTCTACGTCGAAATCGATTTCGCAGGCGGCATATCGAGCGTTAAAATCATCGGTTATCTCTTGACATTGGTTTGTATATATTGCTACAAGGTCGCCAAGCAAATTAGCGTCCAAATTGTCTTCTGTTTCGGTATCTTGTATGGGACTCCCGACAGATTCAAGTCCAAAAAGCTCTTCAATTAATTCACGGATGGCATTATCTTCATAAGAACCACCAAATTTGATAAATCTCTTTAAATAAACATGTTTGTCGTCTTTATCGACGGCTTCTAGTTGGGCTTCTTGGTGTTCTTGAGCCCATTTTAATACTCTTTGTCTAATTCCGGGGATCGCTGTGCCATATTCGCGTCTTTCCGGGACGGCTATCTCTACCCCAACACCCAATTTTGCATTTAAAGTGTCCTCTTTGCTATAATATTTGACTTGGCGAAGGCGGAGGCGCGATAATGGTAACAAATAATTGGTAGGATGGTATAACCCTACGTGGCTGCCGCGAACTGGATCGGCGAATATCTCTCCTTCCTGGATTTTACTCTCGACTTCTTCTAAATTGTCGCTTTCGGTCATTGCAAACAGCATATCTGTTTCAACAACATACACAACCGCACCATGACCGCGAGATTCTGCGACTGCACACTTATAATAAGAGGCTTCACCGCCTCTAGACGGTGGAGAATGACAGGAAGAGATATTGTCAAAGTCGGCCATGCGCAGAATATCGAGCGGATGACGAGTGATAATCATAGCATATTTGTCATTATATAAATCACCGATATTTTTCTTAATATAACCGGCATTTTCTTGCCAATATTTGCCATCTTTCTTCGCTGCCTCGGGAAATTGACCAAAACGAGTTATCCCCATGTCGCCTACATACATTCTAAGTTGATCACTTAGCTGATCGTATCGTTTTATCTCTTCAGTGGTTAAGAGTTCCTGGAGTTCGGTGCCTGGAATGGTGCTTATATTGGTTTGTGTGTTGTGTTTATAGGGTCTTTCCCCTCTGAAAAGTTTCTCGTGCCGTCGCTTCCAGAATTCTTGAATGATCACTTGTCGCTTGGTTCCCAGTTCGTATATTTTGGCAAACCACTTTCCAAGCTTCATTTGGATTTTGCGTTCTTTTTTCGTCGGGGGGCCGCTGCCGGCGAGGTGAGCCGCTAGCGCCGAGGTACTGCTATCAGCGAGGGTACGGGTACCTGAAATAATGCCTTTTTCCCAATCGATTGCATACCCACTATTATTTTCGGTGTCTTTTAGTTCTTTAAACATGTTAACGAACCTTCCGAGGCGAGAAGTGGTGTCTAATGTCGGAAAATCGATGACTAACCGCATTTTTCCACCGAAAAGATCATTAAATGCGAGTTCTTCGCCTTTTAAGTCATCTAAAAGATCATCAATGATCTCTATTTCCGATTCAGTGATCTCCCGAAGCAATTTTTCGGGTTTTTTATTGGAAATGTCGAAATTTTCCAATAAATTTATCGCTTTTAAGAGGATTTGTTCATCATTAAGCATTTTTACTACTTTTTCGCTTTTCGGGCAGTTAAAAATGCTTCAATTTCTTCATAAACGATTTTTTTGACCAAATCTTCCTCCAAACCATAGTCGCCTTCGATGTTTTCTCTTGAGGCGTCCATTAATTGAGCTACCATCGCTCCTAACTGCTCAATTTCTTCCGGATTTTGTGGATCTAAGCCCGCAACAAGTTGCATGAGTTCACGCCGGACGGATTCCGGCTGTTTAGCAATACCTGCCTTCGCTAGCTTTCTAGCCACTGGTTCCAATTCAGAGCCGGTGGCGCTATGTATCTCTTGAAGAATTAAAGCTTCAATGTATTCTTTAGTCAATTTAGTCATTTTTTGTATCCCCTTTTAACTTTTTTGCCACTTCGAGGGCTTTCCTCAATAAATAGATCGGAATTTCACTATTCTCTATCTCTTCTACCTCTTTAATTGTCGACCATTTCCATTGGTCATGTTCAATTTTGCCTGATTTTGGGTTCGGAATGCGGATATCAAGCTCGCCACTCCATTTTTGAGTTAAAAAATAGTATTTTCCGGTCTTGGGTTCACCTAAATAGGTCAAATCGTTTATATTACACACTAATCCGGTCTCTTCTTTAAGTTCTCGCGCTGCTCCTGCCTCGATAGAATTATCTTCTTCATCAATGTGTCCTCCTGGAATGGTCCATTGTCCCTGGCGCTCGTCAATATCTGACCGCCTCACAACGAGGAATCGCTGCTCATCATCAAGACAAACAATAATTCCCACTGTTTTCAACTCGTCTTCGGTTAAAAATTCTTTCCAGTTGGGAGTCATCTACAAGCTCTAGGTTTCTCCGGCATGCCAGCACATAAAGCTGATAAGGCCAAATCAATATTTAAATTCTGTATAGGAGATACCCAAACAATATTTTGTTGGATCTGCTGGCGCTGTACATCTATGCCCCATAAAACTCCTAAGATATTCCCATCGTCATCATAAACGACGGCACCACTGCAGCCAAAATATCCATATGATTGAAGGATAATCTGTTGACCTGCCTCGGGTAATACTTCAAATCCCGCTACGTGCCCACGGAAACTCAAAAGATTATGCCACGTTGGATATCCCGAGTAGGTAATATTCTCGCCGACTTCAACTATGGTGCTGTTTGTCCGATATTTCATGGGATCCGAGTGGATTATTTCCACCGGAAGATATAAAAGAGACATATCGTTAAGAGGATCTTTATAAATTAAGACTCCTAACTGTTGTTCATATGGGGTAGAGACCAAATACGCGTCACCCAAGTTTCCATCCGCCACGTGGTGAGCGGTTAAGATTAATTGCATTCCCTTATACTCAATGAGCCCACCGGTACCGTGTCCCCGTATACTAGTAACTCGCACTGTCGCGTTACGAACCTTCCGTTCCGTAGTTGTATAAGAGTTATTGATTTCCGTCGTGCGATAATTGGGTACCGTCGCGACGATCTCTGTTTGCGTAACTGAACTCTCTACTGAAGTGGCGGTCGTTGTAGGAGAAAGAAACAAAATAGCTGCATATAATAATTTTTTCATTGTTGCTCTCCTTTAAAAATTATAAATCTTGTGCCAAGTAATGCTACATTAGCAAATGAGAGCCACAATAAACCTGATTCATTGGTGAGGTAAGCAATACCAAACAAACAAACATTAATTAGAATAGCTACGGCACATACTGTTGATATTATTTTTTGCAAAATAAACCCCCAATATTAGTAAATAGAGGAAAATTCAAGCATGCGAAATAATTTCTATAGAGCCTGCCGTAAAAGACTCGGTTGTTTTAGTGCAGAACATATAAACATCAATTTCTGGGAAGAGCGTTAATTGTCCAATGTGTTTTTCCCCTACTACAATTCCATACTTATATTGAATCGGATTATCGTGATTGTGGTAGATGTGGTGTTTGACTCGAACAAGGTCCCCTTTCTTTATTTCCCATTGGATAAAGCCGCTATTTGTTTGAACATCCAATCTTCAGCTTCCTTATGGGTCTCAAATTCTTGAGAGAGTCCCTCTATATAGTTGTTTGTTGCCGCTTCTAACGCTGCCCACTGCCACTTCCAATTAGATTTTTTGGCGAATACCATTCCTCCCACATAATTTTTTTTTGTTGATAAATTTTTCTCTCTTATTAGGTGTGCTAACACCCGAATTTGTTGAACCAAAAATTTTTCTTCTCCTGTTTGTTCGGGTAGGGCTTGGTTATCGTTATCATTGATAATACAATAATTTATTTTACTCGATTTTTCACCGAATTTTTCGACTAAATTTTTTATTTCAATAGAATTGAAATGTTTTATAGCGCCTTCTCTGTTTCCCTGAAACATAAAATGATGCAGGGGTGCTTTCGCACGTTTTCCATTTTTAAATACTTTGTAGACGTTCCAATTAGAACTCATAATCACCTCTTTGTCCTGAATGTATTGTAATCATACCAACCGCAATCGAAAGTTTCATGCCTTCTTCCTCTAAATAAGGTTGAATAGGCACGTTACGTGGATCCTCCTTGCGTCTATCAATGTTTTTGACCCATTTGATGTGCCAAAAATATAAATCATCCGCAAAAATATCAATTCGTCGTTCGCGCTTGACAAGTACGCCGACATATCCCGTTGCTTCATCAACGATCAAGTCGCCTACCTTTAGTATAACACTTTCTAGCGCGGCATGCAAGTCTTTCATACTTAATCACAACTTTTAAGGAGAAAAGTCCCAGTTTTTACGAGGTTGGTTAATCCTTCTTCAGTATAGGGTTGATAGCGGCTTATATCCTTTCCCGATGCATCAGGACCGGCCCAATATATATCCCACGCCCAAAGAGTCAATTCGGCTTCTTCTATCGGTTCACCGCTCCCATCATCAATTTCAAGAGGGTCGAACAAACAATATCGTTGAACTAACAAACCTACGTCGTTGGTTACTACGTCTATTACAATATCGCCGCTTTTGAGTTTAACTTCCACATAATAAGTAGACTTAACTTATTGCGCAATCGTTTGGCGCATTCGATGCGCACGGATGCAAGCTATAATATGCTCTTCAATTGTGCGATCCGGCGAAAGATCTGTATTAATTATGCATACATTATTTGGAAGGATCAACGCAGGGATAGGAGTAGGAGAGGTTTCCCGGTCCCGCGAGAAGCTTGGGCTTTTATTGTACGCATCATTATTCGCGCTATTTTTTTCTTCGCTAAAAATTTCCGCTTCCTCCGTCACAGAGTCTGTCGGAGAGGGTGCAACAACGGGCACCGTCGCAGTTAAATCGTTACCGGCGGTAACTGCGTAAACGCCGCATGCGGACAAAATAGCCGCAACTATAATATGTTTCATAATAATCCTATGGTCGGTATATTAAACCTTAATACGGTCGATGATATATGGGTGGTGGAAGGATAAATCCTTGTAAAGCTTTTTAATCACCTTTTTGGCAATTTCACCGATATCCCCTTTAATTTCTTTAGATTTTAAAGCTTTGGATAGTTCATCTTCCAAAGCCTTTTTAAGATCGCGTTTAATTCGCTTGCCAAGTTCGTCATCAATCATTTTTTTAATATCCGACTTGTCTTCGGCAGTCAGCTTTTCATTAATCAAATTGACAATTGTGGTCTTGGATAAACGCATACTATAATTAGTCATCTTTTTTTATTATACACCAATTCCAGGTGAGTTGCAGAGTGATTTGAAACAATTCCCTCTTTAAGCCATAATACTTTGCATGATGCACCGCCTGAGATAGAGAGATAGGAAACTTCAGTAACAATGCCAACACGAAGTGTCGACGTCGGTACCAGCGACACTAAATCGCCGACCACATACTCGGACGGGCTCCGGTCACTTTCCCGCGACATATGCCCTATCCGCATATTCAATCTTAATCAGGTGATCACCGCTATACATCGACGAGGAGCCCATGTAACGGGGTCTGGTCGTCCACACGACTGTATACTCATGATTCGAGTAAGCTTCGGTTACAATGCCAATGTAACGCTCCGAAAACACACTAGCTGCAATGCCTCGCTGATAATCTGGTGCAAGTGTTACTAAGTCCCCCAAGACGAATTCACGCCGCAATTGCCGGCTGTGCACCCATGATGGTTCTTTAAATGATTCAATAGACCCACTAAGCGCTTCGCTATAAGGCTTAAATGAGTCGGTAGCCCTCTTACCGCCCATATACTATATAGTGGGGTAGTAGTATATCTCCACGTGACCGTCCGGCCGCCGCTCAACAAAGCCTTCCCAATCACAAAACTCCAATAGGTGCGCTTTTCCTTTCTCAAACACGCGGGTCGCCACCGGTGATTTAGTACATCGTGCATATCCTGTCGCGCCGCTGCATGACCAATGTATCTTTGCTCCGCATAACGGGCAAAGATGGACTGCTGACCTGAAACCTCGTTCCACATTGTAACTATGGACCTTCGTTAAATGTCAAAACTTTTTGGGGCGATTTTTTTAAGAAGCGCCTTCTTGGTGTCCTCGTCCAACTGATCAAAGTACTCTGCGATTGCGTTGTAGCTAGCCTCGATAAGTTGGTGTCCGTTGGGATCGCAATACGGGCAACTCTTCCACTCAAACACGTTGTTCGGGTTGTGATGACCGCAATGTTGGAATATTCTTGTGCCCTCGCACATCGGGCACTTGATTTTCACGTATAGTCTGTCGAACGGCATCTATTGTAAGTATGTGTTGGGGTGCGTTAAACTTTATACTTTAATTCATTAAATATTTAAATCTCAAAAAATTGCGGCCGTATCGTGAAGGTCCTTAGCCGCAGGCAGGACACATATATGGATGCATGAGACATATATTCCGGGTAGGGGGGAGGGGGGGTACCCCACCGCAAACACAATGTTAAAAGAATGTTAAAACATCAACTGTTTAGGTTGTTGGGTACACTGTTATGTTTATTATTACTAACACTATACATTAACACTAATGCATACACTGAACACACTACTATACCCCAATACACTACGTTAGCAGATAGATCGGTTAGTTTATTTATATTTTTAAGTATTCTCGACCTGTTTTCTTGGTTCAGCCGCCGCATAATCCTCTCCCTTTAAGGCAAACCCTAACTAAGTTGTTGATATTGTTGAACAAATAAAAACGTCTCATTAGCCCACCAAAGTCATCGCTGCCACAGTGACAGCCGCATACAGGACAAACCAGGACGCAGCGAGCAGGATGCCCGCAACAATCGAGGCAACCCGGTCGCGTGTGATGTATGGTTTGTTCATTCTCTCACTATACTGTATATGTTACATATAATCGTTTACGTGGCTGGCGTGCAGGCATAAAATGTATCAAACCGGACAGAATATGGCTTGACACAAAAAAGACCTTGACAAAGCGTGTGGCAGGGTATACTTAGCCCCACCGCATGTGTCACACAAAACCAGAACAAATATAAGCAGATACAACCACAAGCCACCAATACAAACCACTTTACTCCACCTTGCACCACTATGACAATATGTACACAGTGTCAGGCACAGGGTTTGCTGGTATCTTAATGTATCTTATACACTCCTATCGTTATAGGTATTATTTTTATGAGTCTCGGCGCTTTATCTGTTCAGCTTGCGAGCCTTCATGATATAGCGTTCTTCGATGTAGAGGGTTTCGGCGCGACCGACGGGCAGGATCTGATAGACCTTTGCACCGCGAGCAGCCGATGTAATGGGTCGTGCGTTCGCCTGGATGACCACACACGGCTTCCCGGCGCAATCACGCTTGGGACCATAGCCCGCACCGGCGCGGAGCGTTACAAAGGAACCCTCGGCATACTTGGCAGGCGCGTTGTGTTCGTTCAACACTTTTTGTGCGTACTTGTTTTTAGTCATCTTGTTAAACTCGGCGAGCGTCGGGACGTAGTACGGATCGTTGAGGATCTTACCGACGAGAACACTAAAATATCCGGTCGGTTGGTAGTACGAGGCGCAGACGCGGGCAATATCCTTGATCCCGTCCTTGTTCGCTTTCCAATCTGCGACAAACGTGGCGCGAGCGGTCAACGCTTCATCATTGTGCTCGGTTTCAATGCGAGCCAGGATCTCCAACTGGCGGGGCGACAAGTCACGCCCTCCGCGCACTTGGCCACTCAAACTTGCCACAAAATCGCCACTCCACGATCCAGTCTCGACACGTTCAGTCAGGACGCCCAGGCGTTGAAGCATCGGCGCAGACTTGGCAGCGTTCGCCGCTACGTTGTCAGGACTATAACGATCCTCCAGGGTCTTAACCCAGGACGCACGCCCAGAGGTTAGCTTGCCAGAGCGATTATAGTAGCCCAGGAGTGAAACCGCAAAACTGCGGTCACGCGGGGAAATCGCGTCATTGTCGATAAGGGATTGAAGCCGATGCCGGTAGGTGATACGAGCCATGTAGAAATCTCCGTTCTTTACATAGTAAATATACCATGTTTGGGGAAAAAGCGCAAGTGTTTTGTGTCAAGAGACTGTAAACTATTCAGAGTCTCTTTCTTGTGATTCTCGCTCCAACTCCGCGAGGTCTGCCGCAACATCAGCCACGGTCAGTTTTCGCGTCTTGGTGCGCTTGGTCTGCTCGCGATCCAGTCTGCCCCACCGACGCGAGTTAGCAGGGTGCGGGCACAAGTGGATGTTGGCGATTCCCAGGGCTTGCATGCGACGTAAGCTGTTCTCGGTCGCCCTCCGGGTGTCGGGCTTCGTCAAGACTGTCTCATGGCCACAAAGGCGTCCAGCGCCATCAATGGATACGTGGGTTTTACTGACGTAATACTTCACCTATCGCCCCTCGTAAAAGGCGGCGACCGGGAAGGTGGCGAACGCGCCCAGCCAAAGCAGGGCAATCGTGGTAGTGGCAAATGTGAGGATCATGATTTTACTCCATCATGGGGGTTGTTGAAAAAACGTAGAAAGTTTAACGCACCTTAGTCGATGGCTACGATCAACTCATTGGTTTGGAAGTACGGACGGCGGGCGTTTTCTTGCGTAGTCATCCACATGCGCTGACACTTACTTGCGACAGGCTTAGGAGCCATCAGATCGGTCAAGACAATATGACCATCAAAGTTGCCCTTGTTCACGTACTTAGTGGGAGCATCAAAGCAGGTGCCACCGCACATAACACGCTCGGTCTTGCGGGTCTGCCCTTTTTTCCACACGTGTACTTTGTCCTCGGCAACCTTCGTATCAAACGGGATCACGGTAAACTCCGCGATTTCTGCCAACTTGTTCAACTCGGAGAAAAACGCGGCGAGCATCCCATCATCCACCGATCCAGACTGGTCGATGCTGATCGCAATGTTTGCCTGACGGCGCACGCGCTTGCCAGGGTGAATCTTGGGGAATCTCTTGTTTAGACGGCGCGGGGTCGAACGCTTGTCAGCACGTTGCGAGGTCTTGACAAAATAACGCAACAGCTTGCGCCAATCGACTTTAGTAGCGATGCGCTCCAGAATGTCGGCACGCATGGATGACGAAACGGTGCCCCAGTTTCTCGCCTTTTCTGCTTCCTCGGCTGCCTTCTTGACAGCTTCCTTAAGTCGCTCTTTGGCGATCTCGTTCAGGGTGCCTTCTTCCTCTCCGAATCCCTCATGGTCATCGAATGAATCCATGCCGCCGAACGGATCACCACCTTGGGTCTGACCTTGGCCACCGCCCTCGCCGGGTTCTCCCTCGCCGTCCTGCTGACCGTCCGAACCGTCGCCCTCACCGGGTTGGTCCTGCATATCCTTCAATGCTTGCAAGTACCATTCGTAGGTCTTGCCAGCCGGAAGGTGCGCGAACGGACCTTCACCGGGTAGACAGCCTTTCATGGGCTCGCCCGATCCAGACATGATCGGTCCAGGCTCCGCTTCACACGGCAGCTTGCCGCGCATTTCGGACAGACCGTTGATGGCGAGATCCATAGCGATGTTATCAATCCGCTTCAAACCGTCGATAGGCTTGCGCCCGGTCACGTGTTCAAAAATCAGGTGGTAAAACTCATGCATCAAAACGCCCAACTTGTGCTCATCTTTCAGCGCACCCATAAACTCGGGGTTGTAAAGCATCTCAAACTGACCAGTCGAGGGGTTCACGCGAACCCCAGCGGTCGGGATCGAGGTACACGCGGTCTTGTCGATGCGACGGGACAACGCGGCAAAAAACGGCTCCTTCATCAGAAGTCGCGCCGTGTGCATGTTGAGATTGAAAGTTTTAAGGTCGTCGGTCATGGGATCTCTCTTGATTACTTAGTAAGTATACCACAAAAAGAGGGGGTAAGTCAAGGGTTATATTGTCAACAGAATGTCAAGAGTCTGGAGTGGTGAACTCGGCGGCTACCTGGGTTTCAGGCACCCATCCGGTTGCGCCGGTCGCCGGGTCAACCAGCTTATAGCGGCGCTTAGTGCCCGTCAGATTGCCATAACGGGGCTTGCCGGTGTCATCTACCTGGAGCACGATCAGGGCGCGTTGTGCGCCCGTTTCGTGCCCTGGAATAAACACCATATCGCCCACGTTCAGATCCCTCACGATTGAGTGCCGCCCAGGATCTCTACAAGGTGATCCGACACGCGGGTTCCGGTGCTGGTTTCAGCCTTGTGGAGCGCAATCGTGTTTTCGATGGTATCAGAGTCTCCGATCACCGTCCACAACTTCATGGCTACTTCACTCGGAAGGGACACAAAGTATTCTGCGACATTGGCGATCTGCGCCTCGGTCAGAGGCTCCGCGAAGGTCTTGGCAGCGTCAAACTTTTCAATCATCGCTGCGTGGTCATTGATCCCCCACTTTTCAGTCTTGGCGATCTCGCCACGGTCAAGAATGTCCTCAATCGTTACCTGCCATTCGTACTTTTCCACGAAATCGCGGAGCGATACGGCAGCTTCAAAGCCGACAAAAGCGGTTGCGAGGTTGAACAGGAGATCAAGATCACCTTCCTCGTCAAACACGCCCGTTGGGGCAACCGTGTCGTTCAGCCGTTTCCAGCTTCGCCGGGACGGGTAAACCTTGTTAGGCTCGTAATCAGTGGTATGCTCCAGGTGGCTCCGATTGTGGTTAATGAAGTCCCACAGGATTCCATCGACGTTATCAGTCGCCCACTTCAGCCAATCTTCCGTAGTCGGTTCAACATCAAAGACGGTCCAGCGATCCAACTCGGCGGGGTCCATTTCACCCACTTGATATTGCGCTCCATGCTCGCCACCATTGACGGCGGCAACGATCAGCGTATCAGCGTGAAGGTTCCATCCGTTCAGCTTGCGGCTATCAGTCAACTCAAAGAGCCCCTGACGGACTTCCATCGTCGCCCGGTCCACTTCATCGAGGAACAGCAACACGGGCTCATCACACGCAGTTACCAGCCAATCGGGAGCGTTCCACGTGGTACACTTGCGACCATTCGCGGTGTCTGCCGTGTCGGGCAGACCAAGCAAATCACCTTCCGTCATTTGGGACGCACGCCGTTCCACGACGGGAAGGCTCAAATCCTTGGCGATCTGATAGACCACCTGGGACTTGCCGACACCATGACGGCCACGGAGCAGCACGGGAAGCCGTGCGCTAAGGATATGAGGGACAACAGAGGAAAAGGTGGCAAAATCGACGGACATAGTATGTCTCCAAAAGGGGGTTAGTTGTTTTCTTTATCTTACTTAGTAAGTATACCAGAAGATACGGTAAAGGTCAAGAGGTTTCTTGTCAACTGATTGTCAAGTCCACAATCACAACGCCTCGCGTGGGTTCCGGCTGCTGTTGCTCGCGCACGGGGCGCGGTCGCGGCTGGGGAGCGGGGACACGAAGCGCAGGACGCTCGGTCTGGTTTGCATTGCGTAGGGTGTTCAATCGGTCAGTCATCCAAGGGGTCATATCTCTTTCTCCATCCTATGCATACATTATACCATAGGGAAGGGGGGTTGTCTACCCCCAAGTTGTCAAGAGACTGTCAAGCATCAGTAGGCATCCAGCGGAATCCCCAACTGTTCACGGACCTCCAGGATCCCGGACTCGTCTTGTGAATACCTGTATTCGTACTTCCGGCTCTCATCGGTCGGAAAGACCTCTTTGATCGTCCGACAATCCGTGTGATCCGTCCATCCGGCAGGCGCGACGATGGCAGCCCCAGAGGGCAACAAAGTATAACGCCGTTCCTCCGGTGCTTCGCAGTCGGCAAGAGACAGGTTAGGGATCGTGTTCGCATAATAGTTGTCAACACCCCTCATTTGATCGTTAGACTTGACGCGCAATACACGGGGGTTCGAACAGTGAGCATTGACAGAGCTAAAGTCAATATCTGTGACCAATGCGGTTACATTAATATCCCCACGCCCCCCATCGGGTGTGTGCCCGTAGGTCTTGCCAATGACCAGCGATCCCTGTCCCATTCCCGTAGCTTGCAGCCGTTCCAGCCAGTCAGCACGGACAACCTTGGTGCGCTCGACGTATACGCGATAGTCATTCTTCGCGTTCTGACAGACGCGCCGGGTGTGTCCCACGTTGCCGCAATAGCCACATGTCACATTTTTCATGCGCTCGGATTTCGCAGCCTTATTTGTGACCACCTTTCCAGTGGCCAAGTCGATCTTGGTGCGCTTCAAGTATTCTTGACGCTTATTCTCCGCGTAACGCTCATAGTATTCGACGTTAGTGGTGTTCCCCGCGTCGGTGTGGGTTTTAACATGATCAACGTATTGATCGTATTCTTGTTTGATGCGTGCCGTCAGTTGAGGGCACTTGCGTCTATTGTGCCCGCGATTATAACAGTGTGAACAGGTGACTGATCCGTGCCATGCCATGATGTATTTCTCCTTACTTGGTATATACCATTATACCATTAAAGTGGGGTGCTGTCAACAGCTAAGTTGTCAAGCGTTTGTCAAGCGTTCCAACGGGCGCATGTATTTCAAAACGCCCCGGTCGATGATCGTAGGGCTTGGGTTTCCAACGATCAAAACCTTGTGATTCTCGACAGTTACGCCATCGTCCCGATGAATGAAATCCTCGCCCAAATAGAGCGCAACGCGATCATTCAGGCTTGTGGTATGACCGTTGATCCGGTCAAATCTGTATAGGCTGCCTACTTGCATCTGTGAGTATACTTGCATAATCTTTCTCAACCGTTGCAGGGTGGGTGTGACCAGTTGGCATATTGCCAGTCGCTGATCTCGCCGTCTTTGCACAGTGCGTCGGTCCAGTTGTTCCAGGCTTCGCAACGGGCTGGCCAGTCAGGTTGACCGTCCTGCTCATGCGCCTCTTGGATCATCGGAAGGATCTCGGTGGTGAAGGTTTCGCATGCTTGTGCGAAAAGGATAACGGTCGGAATGTTTGAAGCCATGTAGCTTTCTCCTTACTTGGTATAACCATTATACCAAAAAAACGGGGGTAAGTCAACACCTAAGTTGTCAAGTGAATGTCAAGAGCTAATGACTTTCATGCTATCACTTCCAGGTGCGACGGACGGACACCGCATGTACGATCTCCGCTACACAGATACATAATATCAACCCGTGGAGCGTTCCCACCTTTGCCGCCTCGATACAGGCGCATAACCACATGAAGGGCATTTTTGCGACCCGTCCTAAACCTTACCAGATCACCGACTTTCATTGATAACCTCAAACTCTGCTATGCGCTGCCAGGGGATTCGTCCCAACACTTTAAGCCAAACGCCGCGCCACTCCGTTACAAGAAAGACCTTGTTAAAATCTCTGGTTGTGGGATGCTTTGGTGTTACCAAGTCACCGACTTTCATTTATCACCTTCAAATGACTGCTTTTCTGCGTCAGTGCCACTTTCTCATGGGTCCACAAAACTTTAACGTCAGCGTTGCCCGTCCACGCACCGACTTCGGTGACAAGACCGACAAAGTTGCCGGTGATCGCTGGAGAACTATAAGTGACCAGATCACCTACTTTCATTTTTCAACCTCGCGCTTTGCTCCATCATTGGTGCAGTCTCATCGTGCCACATAACCATCACATCGTATCCGACACCAAAGGTGCCAACATCAATGACAATACCCATTGAGCCACGAAAAGATACCAGATCGCCGACTTTCATGCTGCGCTCATCACTTCATAGTTGAGTGTACCGTGTGTGAGGTTCCATGTTACCCAATGGCTTGTGGCGGTCTTTAGATTTTGCAACAGTGCATCGTCACCGACAACACAGGTAACTAACCATATCGTTTCATGGTGCATACGCACCAGATCACCGACTTTCATTTATCACCTTCAAGTATTCTGCCGGTTCCCAGCATACATCATTACAATCCATCCACAGGATGCCCATTTTATTTCTTGTTCTCGCCCTCTGCTCCGCGTCGGGGTGCAGCTTTGCCACAATCAACCCAGGAACCCTGCTGTCACTTCTAAACACTACCAGATCACCGACTTTCACAAGATTTTGCCCTTCTCATAGAAGTAACAGCCGACTGTATAAGCGGTCGATCCGATAAAGTACGATACACGATGATACCACCGATAATCTGCATCATCATATGGCACATCAAACTGACGAAACCAGCGAAACGAAAACTCACAGAATCCATAGCCTAACCATCTAAACATATCTCTTTCTCCATCCTATGCATACATTATACCACAAAGAACGGGGATGGTCAATACCAAAGTTGTCAAGTGAATGTCAACCCTTATCGGGTGCGGCTTGCCATGCTGACGAGGACGCGATCCGTTCTTCCTCCGACTTATAAGAGACAATGGATAGCGTTGTTGCTTCCCCATCGTCGCCGGACGCGAAACCCAAATACTTTACAGCGGTTTCAGTCTCCAGTTCCTCAACGCATGACGGGCACTCATTAATCTTGCCTCCGACAAGCCTTTTAAAGTGACCATCTACATCGAATGTATCGTTACAATGTTTACAGGTTTTCATGTTCATTTTTGTCCTCCTTGGACAAGTTTAACGTACCGTTCAGAACGGTCATTCCGCTCATGCGGTGTCGTTCTGGTCCCCATGACCAGACGATTTCGGCAACCCTGCCGAATACTCTTGTGACCACGCCCACATCCGTTATATCGTCTGCGTCATAGTCAATCGTAAATGTTACCAAGTCACCGGTTTTCACTGATCACATCCATATATTCCACTGGTTCCCATTCGACTTGATCGTGATCACTCCACCACACTCCCATGCGGGGGCGCCGCAGATTTGCGGCGTCATCCTCACGTTCTGCTACAATCAAACCAGTCGTTCGATCCTCATCGCCTCTAAACACTACCAGATCACCGATTTGCATTTATAACCTCCATGCGATCCAGGTTGTAAAACTCCGTATCGCCATCGGATCGCAGGACTTGGCGATAAATACCATGATTCATGCCAGCACCCACGATCAACCCAACAAAGTGAGCGTCAACATTTTGCACCCCATCGCGCCGAAACTTGTTCCGCGCCCGATGCGTGAAGTTGTATACTTTAATCAAGTCACCGACTTTCATTGTTTTACCAGTCCACCGGATCATTCATAAACTCGTCAGAGCACGGGGTAGCGGTGCCTTCCATCATCCGGGCATTCCGTTCCTCGCGCCGGGTTGCGGCGCGGGATGTCTCTTTAATCTGTTCGCGGGCGTCGATGCCTGCCTGGATAAAAGTGTCCTCCGCAGCGGCGGCGGTGGCGATGGCGGCATCCCAACCATCATGGCGACGATTAAATGCCTCGCGCAAATCCAGATCAAGGTCTGCGCCGGCTCCCTGACGGCGTAGCCATTCCTCGCCTTCGCATTCCTCGGGTAGCTCCATCCACGTGCCAAGCGCGTCGATCAAAGTCTCAATATCTTCTTCTGTAAGTTCGATGGTAACCGTACTCATTTGTGTTCTCCTATTTACCCCTATAATATACCATTTTTGAGGGGGTTTGTCAAGGTTAATCTTGTAAAGTAAATGTCAAGAGCTAACGACTTCCGCTACTTCTTCAAGGTGTCCGACGCGGAACATGGTAGGGTTTTGGGTTCGCGGGAGTACCGCGCCATGCACCCAGATTGTAAACGCATCATCTATGTTTCTCCGCTCGACTTTCGCGATGATCGTACCAATAACGCCAGTCGCCTTAAACTGTATGACATTACCTACTTGCATTGATGATCACCAGACTCCAGGTTGAATGGTTTGAAGCATCGGTGAAGCCGGAAGTCCACTGGACTTCGACCTCATCTTTATCTCCGATTTCTTCTGGATCAAAACAGGTAACGATGCCGATGCACCGGGGGCGTCCAAGTCTTTCCATTGATCCAGCGATTGTTACCAAGTCACCGACTTTCATTGATGACCTCCAGATCGTGAGCAAGAAACGCCCGTATTCCTCCATCTCCGCAAAGTTTAACGCAGGGTCGCCCAGCGCGATGCATGCCACCGAGATGATAGGCTGGCACCACGATCCCCACCGTACCAGCAGGCACAATAGCCTTATTTGACGGAGCATTTGCGATGCCGCGAATATCGTCGCCTTTCAGTCTTACCAAGTCACCGACTTTCATGCCGCGATCACCGTTCGATTAATCTCAATATCATAGTCATAACTCTCCCAGGTGTATTCAGCCCAGGAACCAAAGACATTGGCCAAATCCTCGCTGCTCATTCCTTTCAGGATCTCAAAGTCCCACTCATGTGGTGGCAGGTCATCGGTGGATTCACGTTCATTATGTTGACCCGTGGTGAGTGACCGTGCGTTTACAACCTCGGTCGCCGTTTCCTGGTCCTCCACACCCAAAAACTCCAATACATCGTTAATCGCAGTCAAATATGCGCCTTTTTGTGTCAGGTGTGTGCTTGCACTCATTTCCCCATCATAGCGAAAAATCACTACCCATACGTTCATGCCGCCACCTCAAAAGCTGTTTTCATCATCCATTCTTTCGCGTTGGTCTTGACGTTGCACACCAGCACTGTATCTGCAATAATATCCAGGGTGAGCCACAGTGTACCCGTCCAACGCATGCGAACCAGATCACCTACTTGCATGCTGCCGCCTTCTTTGCGCGAGCATTCTTACTTTCAGCCAACAGGGTGTTGACCCACTCTCCGTCAAACTCGGCTGCATACTTGTCACGAAGAACAAGCAACTTCTCACCATCTTTAACTTCATTCCGCAGCTTATAGCCGGGGATCAGGAACTCGGTGCCAACGGGGGCGCCCGCGAATACTTGACACACCGCGTAGGGTACGGACTTCCAGCCGGTTTTATCGTTACCAGTCTTGCGGTCTTTCCACGTGCGCCGAAAGCGCCGAAAGCGCATATCCACGACGCGAGCCTGCAAGGTCATGCCTCCGTTCCGAATGATTACAAGATCGTCTTTTGTCAAATATGCCATGTAATGTTCTCCTTGATTACCCCTATAATATACCATTTTTTGGGGGGTTTGTCAATAGTTAAGTTGTCAAGTGAATGTCAAGTAAATAGTTTTAGCGTCCTGATTGCGTGCTGCACCGGCGTAGCTTCGCCATGCCACAGCACCCACACGTTCGACCATGCCCGCATCCAGTCAGGATCAACACGCACGACAACACCGACGCGCCGAAGATCATGATCATCTTCATGCGTCACCAGATCACCAGCCTTCACCTTGTCAATCTCGGGGGACATTCAGTCTCTCCAAATCCCTAATCTTTTCCATGCATGGCCCGTGGTCGGGCCAACAAACTTTAACGTATGCCACCGGCTGAATCGGTGTCACTTCCATAACTCTAAGGACGATCCCCGGCTGGCTATAACCCAGGCGAGTTTTAACAAGATCACCTACTTTCATTTAGAATCTCCAGTTGATCGAGCGGAGTCGAACAGATTTCGCCCTCCCACAACACAAATGCGCGGGTGATAATAGTCCACCCATCCTTGTCCATTCCGGTCGAATAAGTATCATCGCGAATAAAAATACCAGTAATGGGTTTTTCATTCGGACCAAAACTTACTTTTACCAAATCACCGGTTTTCATTGATTTTCTCCAAATAGTCTGCGCGGAATGACCGAATGTTATCCCGCGTTAATACATCATACCAAGCATCCTGCCACGATGCTGTCTCAAACGACCTTTTAACAATCACACCGACTTGACCCACAAATGGACTCTTTAGCCTGTCATTTTCTGACTGCACAATCTTTACCAAGTCACCGCCTTTCATTGATCAACTCCGTTCGCCACTCGCTAAACTTCTGGGTGCTCATGCCGCCAACAACATTTTCAAGTTGTTCGTCGGAAAGCGCAGGGCTAACAATCTCTAAACTTGCTTCATCTTCTCGGACATCGACGACTTGCCCGGTGTTGTCCAATACTTGAAACACGATACACTTGTCATCCCAAGTGGTGTTTGCGTATACTCGGGATCCGACAATAACGCCGGTAAAGTGCGTCTGCGTCCAATCCGTGTGAAGGTGCCAGTACCATTTAACCAAATCACCGACTTTAAGCATTAATCACTTCCCATTCATCTGCGTATACCACTGTCTCGCCCAGGTGCGGGAATACCGCGATCACGTAGTCGGGGCACGTTCGGGGCTCACCGATTTCTGTGACAAGCCCTGGTTTCCCTCGATGCCCAGGTGGATCTGCTCCAACAACGCTAATCAGATCGCCCACCCTAACTTCCAGGTCACGGGGGTTGCGGTTCTCTCTCTTAACTCTAATCATATGTACATTATAGCATGCATACAGCACATGGTCAAGGGAAAGGTTGTAAAGAGATTGTCATGCCCACGGGGGTCGCCGTCCTCACCGCGTCACCCACTCGCCAGCCTAACGTCAACTCCCTGGCGGGGCTTTCATATGATGCATAATGCCTCATATTTGGAGATTCGTGTTAGACATTGAATCTCCGGTTACTTACTATAACCGTAGGCATGACAATCTGTTAGTTAATACTGCATTTCTCTCACGATTCCGATGGAGTCACACATTCCCCATCCACGGGTTTCGTTATCGTCCATATCTTCGCCTGTTCTCAAAAATCTAAAGTGTTCATCGGCTGCAATCGTGACTTCCTCGCCGTCAGAGTTTTTACTTGGAAGATGCTCATTTTCGCACCAGTCCATAAAATCCTCGATAGCATGGATTTCTTCATACGTATTGTACCACTTAATATGATCCCAACTAAAGAGCATCGAGCCCTTTTCACCACAATAATCTTTAACCCTGTCGGTGTGTTCATCAAAACACATCGCACGTGCGGCTTGACACTTGGCCATTGTGACCATAAACTGTGGCATGACTTCTGCCCCCACAAACAATACTACTCCTGATCTATATCCCATTTTATGCCTCCGCTGGATGCAGAAAAACCGCACCCACGATAGTTAGTGTTTCGCGTATCACTGGCGCCGATTCTTTTCGGATCTGTCCGACCAGCATCAGCATCGTAATCATAGCTTCAAGATTTTCTTGATTTTGTTCCATTGGCGTCCTGTTGGGGCGCATGTTAATCAGTGGATATTCTTGCATGATTCTTTACTTACTCCTATAATATACCACACGGGGGGGTCTGTGTCAAGCGTTGAATGTAAACTAAGTGTCAAGGGTGTCTGCGTGGGATCCAGGGATCCATTTCCTGCCGCGAAAACCATTTGTTTGCAAACTCGTCGCCTGCCAGCCTATACATGATCCTTAATCGGAGTCCTGCGCCGGATGGTATGATCTCGTCTCGCGTTTCCACGATTAGCTTTCGCTCGTTCGAGCTTAGAAGTTTAACTATATCACCTGTTCTCATTAATCACCTCAATCTCGCCTTCGAAAACTCCATAGGCTTTCGGTCTTTCTGGAAAACTCCAAAACACGCGCCAGATGGTCCCGGTCGTAGCGGCTGCACCTTCACCAATAATGATGCCTAAAACATATTCGGCTGGCTCGTCACCGAGGCTCTGCCGGGTACAGTATCTAACCAAGTCACCGACTTGCACTTACCAACTCCATAAAATCACCATTCTCGATAATGGGCTTGTGTCTGTTGCTCCACAGCACCCACACATCAGCGGGTTTAGCCCATCGCTTTATGCAGGGCGCAGTAACAATGCCGAGTGTGCCTCGGAGTCTTACCAAATCACCGACTTTCATTTTACCACCTGCATGCGGCTGCGATGACACCACGAAAGTCTGCCATCCATCCACCTAACCACGGGCTTGAGGAATCGGTCAAAGCTGACGACGATGCCAAGCATACCAGATTCAGAACTAAGGTTTTTCACCAAATCACCGACTTTCATTTTACACCTTCAATGTGGCGGCATTTGCGCCGCCATCCGAAACCAGCACACGTGCAAGTATACTGATCATTAAACAGTCTCACCTTGTAAACATTTCCCTTGCTACCCTCGACCTTCCACGTTTTTTCTACGGGGTTAGGCGTGACTGGGGAAGGTTTAACGACCATGTATTTCGGTAGGTCGTCACGGGTTGTGTCGTCGGGTACTTCTATCCACACGCTACCGCACACGGCATAACGGATGCCGGTGTGTGCTGTAAACAGAACAGGGTTCCACGGTACTTCAATAGGCATATTCACCTCACGCCATCGGGCAGGTAAAAAAGTGAATAGCGAAAACGATCAGCGCACCCCAGCAGATTGCATCTACTGTAACGACTGCGCCCATAAGTGTTTTTGAGTCCATAACTCCCTCTCTATATACATAATATACCATACTGCGTACCATATGTCAACTGTTTCCTTGTAAAGTAAATGTCAAGTCTGCTGCTCGGACCAGTGTAATCTGGGTAGTGGGAATCGGTAGATCATCACCATCCACAAACACCCATGCACGTGACGCCCAATGTCCGTTGTGGGGTCCGTAATACCGCATGAAGATACCCACAGACTTTCCCCCATAGCCATAATCGACTTCGACCAGATCACCACGGTGGAAATATTGTTTAACGGCGTCCATTGTTTTATACCTTGCTCACGATATGAACCCACGTACCGATATTGTGCTTGTTCGGCATGACGATAGGTTGACTATGACCATTATAGACGATCACAGGGTAGGGACAACATTTTGGATCCCAATCTCTATCCCACGGTTGCGTGCGGATCTCTGCTACAATCCCGATGCGCCACCCATTGTCATCATGGGCAAGCCCATAGCGTGCGCGGTCGTAATCAAAAAACTTAACAATATCACCTACTTGAAGCACTGACTACCTCCCACATGCGCGGGTCACACATTTCGGGTGTAGTCGAACCAATAACCAACACTTTGATACGATTGAATGACGGGGCTCCGACGATACACACCACCAGTGCGTGCACGGCTGGGGACCGTTTCGGCTTGATCAAATCACCGACTTTCACTGATCACCTCAAGATTCTTATTCATAGCATAGCCATCCGAAGATTGCATAGGTGGCAAGCCGTCAAGATATTTAATCCAACAACCGTTGCGCTCCCACGTTTCGGTTCGCACGACAATAGCCATGCGTCCCTTATTCTTACAGTGCTCCGCGATCTTTACCAAGTCACCGACTTTCACTTAGCACCTCCGCGTCACCGCGTACAAAATCATACTTATCAAGTCGCCATTCGCCGCAGTCAAACATTACCACCCAACTATTCATTGGTGCGGGTGCCGTGATCAAACCAATACGATTAGAATTTCCGCTACAGAAAAAACATTCGCATTCAAAATCCAGGTTAGTCTTCTTTACGAGACAATCTTTAACTTTTACTAGATCACCGATTTTCACTGATAACCTCCAACCACACGACGGGTTCCCAATCTACACGACCATCACCGTCCATCCAATAGATGCCGACACGCTGTTGCGACTGTGACGGCGCAGGTAGCTTTGCTACCACTCCCACAGGGGGCGGGGCTTCCCCGCCACGCGGCATAGTAACAAGATCACCGACTTTCATTGATAACCTCTATGTTCGCTCGATGCATGACCTGTCTCCTGTTTTCCACAAAAACATTAATATAATGTTCCCAAGTCTCGGGAAAAGTAGGTGTTGGCATAATAAATCCAACCTGACCAACTAGTGAATCCAAGTTGTGCCCTCGCGGAACATCAATAATCCTTACCAAGTCACCGACTTGCATTGACCACCTCAATCACTTCAATTCGCTCCCAAAATGTTCCCTGCTCGCCCCAGCAAATCTTTACCATGTCCCGGCCGGGGAGTGCGGTGTCACCAAAAGCAACCACGATACCGTGCATGCCAAAGTGCCACGCATCTTCGTTAAAACTTCTTACCAAGTCACCAACATTCATGATACAACTACCAAATCCTCGTCTAGAAAACGCCTCTTGAGGATACGACTGTTGAGCAATTGCACCTCATAAATAAAATATGGCTCTTGCTCCCAACGATGCGACTCATACCGCTTCAAAACGAGCCCCATTGTGCCGCTTGGCACTCCAATGCATGCCCGTTTAATTTTCACTAGTCTTCCAATATGGTTCATTTATGATGCCCTGCTAATTCTTGTGATCTGCTGGGTCGGAATCGAATAAATCTCCCCATCCCAAAAAATCATGGAGCGGAGGCGGTTGACGCTATCAAACTCCATGAAAATACCCACTTCCTCATCAAATCCTGGACCGAAATAAATAGATACCAAATCGCCAGCAGCAACTCGATACTCGCCTTGCAGAATGCCTTGGGTCGCTTTGTCCACGCATATTAGACGTAGCACGACAGTATTTATTCAAAGAATTGTTCACTTTACAATTTCTTTACATTTCGCTATGTCAGTCGATATCTAAATTTAAGTTCCTGCCCCTCGCGGGTCAGCACCACCCTTATAAATGTTTTCTTTCGCATTTTAAACCATAGAGCAATTGCTTGAACCACGGAGCGTGGTGATCTTCCATTAACTGTTTGGATAATATCTCCGTTACGAATTCCGGCTTGATGCAAAGGCGAGCCGCATCTAATACGTCTAACTCTAAAGCCTACAATTTCGCCCTCGTCATCACGATGCCAGCTAGCATGCCCAAGTTTTCTAATTTCAGTGGGATGCCTTGCCATACTATTAACGTATTCTTTTTCGACCCTGTATCTAGAATCAGAAACTTGAACAATAGAATCTATATGATCAAGGCATGGACGCCGACGACGGTTTCTTCTTTTCTTCTTTGTTGCTCTCGTTCTCTGTGATGTCGCAACTACAGCAGGGGCGGGCACAGATGTTTCAACTGGTTCAGAAACAGTCTCAACCGTTTCTGCAACAATTGTCTCGACTTCGGTTGTAGTTTCCGGTCCAGGGGTTGATTGTTCCATAATAATTTCTCCAGACTCCGATTCTGTCTCCGGGGTCAATTCCAAATCAAACACAACTTCCCTAAATACTGGTTCATCAATAATTGTTATGGGTTCGGGAGTTGCTTCCAAAGAAGCCAGAATCATTGGCCACAGATAGAACGCTGCGACAAATGAAGTG